GTTCAGGCTCTCCGTCAGCGCCTGCTCGGCCTTTCTGTAGTCATCCGTGTTATATGTCCCTTTCTGCTCACTATCCCGCCTCAACTGCTCCAGCTGTTGCTGGTATTTCTGGCGAAGGCTCAGTTGTACCTGATATCGCTGCCGCTGCTGATCACCCATACCCACCGTGGCGATATCCAGGTCATGTTGCTGACGCTGAGCGCGCTCTTCTTCAGCCAGTTGACTGGTCAGCTGAATTGTTTTTTTCTTCAGCTCGTTGAGTGCCGTCTGTTTCTGAAGCTCCTGCTGTTTTACATCCAGCAGCGTCAGTGCCTGAATCAGTTCATCTTTACGGGCCAGCACACTCTTTTCATCTGCCGTCAGTTTTTTCCCGTCCAGGTCGCTGATGCGCTGCTGCAGAGCCAGAAGCTGTTTATGCGCTTCTGTCATCTTTTCAGTGGCAATGCCTGCTGACTGTCTTGCAGCAGCAATCTGTCCTTCCACCTGTGCCTGTTGCTGACTGTACTGCAGCAATAACCGGGTGGCCTCATCATTACGGGTTTCGCGTGTTTTTTTCTTACCGGATGCCAGGGCTTTCTCGTAACGTTCATTTTCACGTTGTATCGCCGCATCCCTGACAGCCTGGTCGGCGTACTGCATGGCATTAATACGCGCAATTTCACGCTGATGTCGTGCTGCTTCCGTTTCATTCATCCGGTTCAGTGCAGCATTTTCAGCATTACGTCGTTTCTGTTGCTCCTGATAATTCCGCTCTGCCTGCTCTTTTGCATCCTGCAAATCCTTCTGGCGTTTTTTCTCCTGAAGCTCGTTAAGACGCTGCTGATCGTATTCAACCTGAGAAGATGATGCCGTCCAGGGGAGTCTTTTCGCCCGCGATACTTTCTCCTGCAAAGTGGCAATCTGCGCATCCAGCGAGTCTTCACGACCAATATTCATGGCCGCATCCCAGAACTGCTTCCACCAGTCAGACAAGGTTTGCAGCGTACTGCCCAGCGCATTGAGGTTATTATCAATATCCGCAGTACGCCGACCGGTTTCCTCTGCCAGTGCAGACATGGCTATCCGTGCCGCATCACTGGACCGTCCCTGCTCTCCAAGGATGCGTATCTGCTCAAGCTGAGTGGCAGTAAGAAAATGCAGCTCATTGTCCAGAGCCTTCGCGGCATTTACAGGATCATCCTTCAGCCGCTTAAACTGATTTATGGTATCGCTGATCGACTGGCCAACCGATCGCTCCATCTGTGCGGCAGCTCTCGCCACCATACCGATATCGTTTCCACGAAATGCACCACTCCCCACCACCTGAGCCAGCGCACCGGCTGCAGCATGTTGCGTGATACCATTCCCGGAAATAGCACGACTGAGCGTCCACAGCTGCCCGGCAGTGACTCCGGCATAATGCCCCGTCAGCGACAGCTGGCGGTTAAATTCTTCCCCCTCCTTCTGACCGTCATACCAGGCTTTACCCAGACCATAGACGGCCGCGGTAATACCGCCAATAACCGCGCCTGGCATCATGCCTTTCGGTGACATCAGTGTGTCTATCCATCCGGCACGGTTAGCCAGCGTTATCCCGGATCCCCTCAGCGCCCCTAAATTGCCGCGGGCCAGTTCACCTATCAGAACGCCTATTTCCTCGCGGGCCGCTGCACTTTTCAGACCCAGCGAATGCGTGGCTTTTCCTGCCCGCTCCATTTTGCGGATATACACTTCTGCAGCACTGCTTACCCCCAGCTGGGCAGCCCTGGCACGAAGCAACTCAGAAGAAGAAAGATTCTGGCGGGTTGCCTGCTCTTTAAGCTGACGGATAAACGCCACTTTCTGTCGGGTAGCCTCTGCCTCAGCCTGCGTAAGAACACGGGTTTTCGCCGTAACCTCAGAAATCAGCGCCAGATAATCCTGCTGACCAATCCCGCCACTGTTTCTGGCCTGTCGGATCTGCTGCTGAATACGCTGTAATTCCTGCAGCCCCGCACTGGCCTGTTTCACACTGTCAATCTGACGATAAAACGCGGCAGCCGCTTTATCCTGAGCCTCCGCCAGAGCCATGGCCTGTGCCTGTTCCTCGCGCATTTTCTGGCTCAGTGCCTCCATACGCTGGCGGGTTTGCTCCACCTCGCGGGCCATGCGTTCATGAGCCTGTGCGCTCTTCTCCACCGTCTGCGCATGGACGGATGCGGCTGTTGCAGCCGAAGACGCCGCCTGCGTTGTCTGCCGGGCGGCCTGAGTCTGACGCTCCATAAAACGCTGCATACGGGCAGAAGACCGTTCTGCATCGCTGGCTGCACCATTCAGAAGGTTTTTGATACGGGGAATTTCATTTTTAAACTCTGCCGCATCAATCCCCAAATCAATGACCAGGTTGGCTATCTGGTCCATAACGCACACCTCCGGAAATACCTTCCCCAAGATGCATCAGTTCTTCGTCCGTTCGCTCCGGTATCCCGTTCTCTTCCGGTAAAAGGCTGAAATCAGCCACCGCAGCATCACTGCTGCCGGACACCATTCTCACGATCAATGCCTTCAGCGAGGCAAACTGCGCATCCATCCACACATCACTGAAGCTCTGCATCCGGAAATAATCGCCCCACTCACCAAGCTCAGTGGCCGACATTTCCGACAGCATCCGCCGCCAGTCTGCCCGCCGGAACTCCCGGGCAAGCCGCATGACAAACTGCATTTCCCGCGTCAGGACTTTTCCGGCGTCAGCACCTCATGCTCCAAATCCCCGGCATTCTCAATGGCTCCCATACCGCTCAGCGACAGAACCATCTCCGCCCCCGCTCCCAGGGCATCATACGACCATGTTGTAATAACGGATGCGCAAAGCGTCTCAACATCCTGAGACTGTTCCGCATTCCACAGTGAGCGGGAAACCAGCCAGGCATTGATATCCATCCCCATCCGCAGAAAAGCAATCTGTCGTTCAGCCTCCGGCAGTTCTCCCTCTTCGGCATCAAACTTTGCCGTTCGCTGCTGAACAAACGCCAGATATTCAATTCTCTGCAGCCCGGACAGCTCACTGAGCACCACGGACTGCTTTTCATAATTAAACGTGCCCTGTTTCAGAAACATCATGTTCTCCACCTGCAAAAAAGCCCCGGATAATCGGGGCAAATGATGAGTATCGTCCTGTTAACCTGCGGCGCTGACGGCCACCGTAGCCACTGCCACAAAATCGCCGTCAGAAGTCATGCCCACAATGCTGACACTGCCCTGCTTCACGCCTTTCACCGTGGCCACAAGCCCGTTCAGGGTCACCGTGGCAGTCTGTGGATCTGTCGAATGCACACTGATCGCTTTGTCACTGGCTCCGTCAGGTTTTACTGTAAAGGTCAGCGTGGTGGTTGCTCCCACTTTTACACTGGCGGATGCCGGTGCCACCGTCAGCCCGGTAACGCCCACGGTTTCAGTGCCTTCTTCTGCCAGATATGGACGCCCCACACCGCTGATTTTCACTGTGCGGGTCATCACGTCTTTTGAGGCAATGGTTTTACCCAGTGAACTCAGCCAGCCACGGAAAACATCAACAGTACCGTTGGGATATTTGATACGAAACGCGCAGACTTCACCGGAGTCGAACAACTGAACCAGTTTTTTCTGCCCGCTGTCACCCGGACGCCAGGCCAGCGTCGCCGAAGTATCACCGACGGATTTCTGCCCCTGGGTTGTCGTTTTCCAGTCTGCATCTTCATCATCGAGATAAGTGTCATCTTCTGCATCAGCGGTCATTTCGCCAGGTTGCAGATCCTTCACCATCGCAAGACGCAGCCAGTCAGTGTCCGATAAAGGGTTCGCAAACGCATCGCCGTTGCCGGTGTACATCCAGAACGTCGTTCCCGCACCTTTCGTTTTTGCCAGTGGATTTGGTGTGGTCATTGCCACCTCCTTAATTCGTGTACGTGATCTGGTACGTGATTTCCGCCATCGCCCAGGTGGCCATCTCATTATCACGTTGATAGTTAAAACCGAGTGGGATCAGGGTGTCGATGAGTCCGGAAAGTGCCGGTATATCATTCAGGGCCGGGAAAATGGTGCTCTCCATCCACATATCCAGCTCTGAATCCGGTGCCTGTGCCCGGATGAAGACGGCAATATGCAGAACAGCCTGCCAGTCATCTTCATCCGTCATTTTTCCGGTGTACTGAGCATCACTCAGCCACACCGCCACGGCAGGCAGTTCCTGCGCATCAATAAATGCCGGAAGCCCGTCAAAAAACGTGGCGCTGTCTCCACACTGTTCCCGAAGGCGTGCCAGTACGACCTGGCGGATTTGTGTATGTCGGTTCATCGGGTCAGCCATAATCTCAGTTGTTGTTTCAGTGCATACCCCAGCTGTTTCGGCATTTCCGCAGCAATGATGCGGTCGCGGGCATCTTCAAATGCCTGTGTCAGCGGTCCGGACAGAGGGATTTTCACCACATCAATGGGGTAACGATTTTTGCCATCAATACGCCGCATCACATGCCAGCGACCATTCGCCAGTTGCTGAATAAACGCATCCCGGAAAAGATATTTACCCACCTTCAGCACGCTGCCACGGTACTGCAGTTTTCCACCACGCCGGGTCAGACTGACCCGGGCGGTCCCCAGCTTAATGGCAGGCAGATTGCCCCGGTTAACGCGGATCCTGGCCGTCATTTTTCCTGACGGACTGGCTTTAAACACCCGGACACGCTGACGTACCAGTTTCAGGGGTATCCCTTTCACCTGGTTATCTCCCGCAACGGTATTCCCGGCAACCTGCCGGGTGGCAACCGAGACCGCTTTCTGTGCCACACGGTTTATCGCCCATGCGCTGGCCTGTGGCACCATACGGGTATCAAGGCTGTTCAGATTGCGGATGGCATTCTCAAGCCCCTTCATCCCACACCTCTTTACTCAATAAAGATCATTGGCTTACCGTTAAAGCGTTCATGCCGTGTGACCGTCCAATGTTGTCCGTCATAAACAACGCGATCCCCGCGCCGTGGGCGGTATCCCGAAGAAAACACCACCAGAGAGACCGCAGGTCCGGACAGAGCATTCAGCTCTGCCAGTGTTTCTCCCGGGATCACAGTCATATCGACATCATTAATCGAGGCTGTCTTTCCCATCTTTCTGACCGTGATCGCATCCATACGCGCTGCCAGCCGGGAAAAGGGATCAGACATTGAGTTTTACCGGCACTTCTTCTGCACTGGTTCCGGCATCTGCCCAGACAACCCCGACCAGCGGATCAGAGCCGCTGTTAGTCAGCTGAACTTTTCCGGACTTCAGATAAACCTTCTTACCCGTTTTCATGTCATCCGTTTTCAGCTTAGGCAGCATAAACACACCTTCGGTCATGCCGTCGCCTGTTTCACCCTGTGGAATATCGGTCAGCGCCACCGCAAAAACATCACCCACCTGCACCAGGTCTCCGCTGCTGATGGCTGCACTGGCAACAATCGCCACCGTTTTTCCTTCTTCTACAAAATTCTTTGCCATAACTGTCTCCGCACAGCCCCGTTCAGGGGCTGATTTCAGGTACAAAAAAAGCCCTTACGGGCCATCAGAGTTGTTGTCTGCGACGTTTACGCCGTACATTTCACCAGACCGCGGTGATCAACTGGCGCGACACCGGCGTCAATACGCACTTTCGTTGTCACGCCATCCACACTGAAGCCCTCCATCTGATCAATATATGGCGTATCCACACCGTTGAGATAAGCCACTTCAATCGTATCGGAGCCTTTTGACGCAGCCAGGTAGAAGGTGGTCTGGCTGTTATCATCAAGACGAGGCTCTGCAATAACGGTCGCAAAATCTTTCACCGGGTTAATAATACCGGCGTTAATGTCAGCCCCCTTGACACTTGAGGAGCGAATGACCTGGTTAGCAACAGACTCCATCGCCGTCGGTACCAGTACGAACGCAGGACGAATATTCAGATGACGCTCCCCCTCTTTCTGAACGCGCATCAACTGGCGGGCTTTATCCAGCGATGCCACGTCCATTGCAGCGCTCTCCAGTACGTTTGCATGTTTCGCTTTATCGAACAGACTTACATTATCTGTGGAGATTTTCGGGTTAGACGTCAGAATGGCATAAACCAGATCGGCAATAGTGGATTTCGCCGCACGGCCCAGTTTCATCGGGACATCGGTCAGCATATTCAGATCATCATTGATAATGGCCTGACGGGTGATACTGAACAGCTCGCCATAGGTCGCCAGTGCAATAGTGGCCTGTTTATCTCCGGTGGTGACGTATTTATATTCCGCCCCTTCACGCACCTGACGCAGAGCACTGAAGCCCCCCATACCCACACGATGGGCAATTTTAAAATCAGACAACTGACCTTTCCGCGTCCACTGTTCATAGGTTTCAGGGGCATCTTCCCAGCCCTGCAGAATGGCTTTGTTCGCAACATCCAGCAGAATATTACCGAAGTCAGACGTACTGTGTGTGAACGCCGCACCGACCATCTGCATCGGGTTATAACTGGAAACCCCAATACCCCGTTCAGTCAGTGACATACGGGCATATTCACGCAGGGTCATCCCGTTGTAGACATTATCACGTTCGGTTTTTTCAAATCCGGCACGCGCCATCAGCGCCTGGCGGATCCCGTCCCCCACAAAATTACCGTTACCGGCATAAATATGAGCCGGGGTATTTTTATTGGATGGCGTGGACTCGCGCCCCATCTCGTTCAACAGCTTTTCGCGGGCCTGCTCCAGCGAACATTCAGGATCGGCAAGACACTGAGCCTGCAGCGTCTGATAACGCCCGCCAAACATGGCAAACAGATCATTAATACCGTTTACACGCGCTTTTTGCTCTGCCAGTACCTGCGCACGGATGCTGTTTTCATCCACCACGGGTGCTGCTGCCTGCACTGGCGTCCGGGAGGCTTCAGGTTCATTATCCTGTACGCGTGGAGCACTGTTGCGTGGCGGAGTAATCATGTTTCGAATGGATTCCGGCATCTTTTTAAATTCCTCTGTACGTTTTGACTGAATACATGCCATTGCCTTAACGGCTGGCGTCACCTGATCAGCAAATCCCTGTGCCAGACATTCGGCACCGGACATCCAGGTCTCATCCGCCAGCATGGCAGCAATTTCATCGGTGGTTTTCCCGGTTTTCTGTGCATAAGCGGGTAACAGAACCGCCTCAACCTTATCGAGCAGGTCGGCATAGGTGCGCATGTCCTCCGCATCACCGCCCGTAAAGCCAAATGGTTTATGAATCATCATGAAGGTGTTTTCCGGCATAATGACCGGGTTTCCCACCATCGCAATGACCGACGCCATTGACGCCGCCACACCGTCGACATAAACGGTAATGGACGCACCATGTGTTTTCAGCGCATTAAAAATGGCGATGCCTTCAAAGACATCGCCACCCGGTGAATTAATATGGAGATTAATGTGGGTGATATCGCCCAGTGCATTCAGATCACTGATAAACTGCTTCGCTGTAACACCCCAGAAACCAATCTCGTCATAAATATAAATATCCGCGTCACTCTGGTGACCAGCCTGCATCCTGAACCAGGAATTAATCTTCGGACTGGTCGTCGGTGTGCTGCGGCTCCTGTCGTTTCGTTGCGGCACTACTGCCTCCTTTATCACTGGCCGGATCGGTATCAAATACCAGATCCAGCTTGCGGTTTTCATCAATTTCGGCCTTGCGCCGACGTTTGACATCATCCGGATTACGACCACCAGCACGTACCCAGTCTGATTCTGTCGCCGCTCCACCACGAATCTGGATTTTCCAGGCCTCAGCCTCCTTAACAGGGTCAATCCACGGCATCACTGGTCCGGAATACACCGCGGTATACAGTGAAGAACGGTCAAGATCGCGGGGTAGCCTGATAACACCGGATGCCACAGCCTGTTTCAGCCATGCACGATACATCGGGCGGGTGACGGCACCAATAAACCAGTCCTGCAGGATCAGGTAGCCATCAGTGGATTCAACCAGCTCCTGACGCTGGGCGCTGTAAGTGCCGTTATAGTTGCGCGCTGTACTGGAAAAACTCAGACGACTGCCCGCCGCCACGGCACGCAACTGACCATTACGAAAAGTTTCAAGGTTAGGATTGGGGCGATCCGACTTCACCATTCCGATTTCTTCGCCGGGTTTCAGATCGTCGTAAATAATGCCTGGCTGAATGGTAAGCTCGCGTTCCTTATCCTTGCTGCCATTACCATCCGGTTCATAGCTCTGCCCGTCGCCTTTGCGGATGTACATCCCCAGAGCAGCGGCGATCCTTGCTGCAGTCAGCTCATAATCTTCATAATCTTTCAGGGCACTGAGGCGGATCAGCACACCGGACAACAAAGACGTCCCGCGCATCTGGTGCAGACGGCGAACAAATTTAAGATGCAGCATTCGCTCTGCATCCACTTCTTTGGTTTCCATCTGCCGCCCGGATACGGGACGGCTTTTATACACCAGATATTTTTCGGGACGCCCCCAGTCATCAACAAACACGCCCTGATTCAGCCTGTTGCTCTCATCACTGGTCATGGGAATAAAGTCTGGCTCGAGCGCCTCCAGCCAGAAATGAACACCGGCAGAAGGCGTCAGGCTGTTTATGCGCCCGGAAACCATCTGGGCAAACACCTCACCATCGCGCAGCCAGGTACGCAGCATCAGACGTTCCAGCATCGGACGGGTAAACTGCCCGGTGACTTCCGGGCTGACAGACCATTCACTCCATCGGGTGCGAATCTCCGCTGCCAGATCACGGGCAATGGCCCCATTGCGTAATACCGGATGTGGCTCGACAATAATCCCGTTTTTCCCCACCACCCGTTCTTCCAGCTTGTCAAATACACCAATAACCAGATCGTGGTTGTTATCAAGGTAACGGGCCTGCTCACGTAACGACACGGCCCCGTACTGGCTTAGCTGGTCGGCAGTTCGGTTCTCCCGTCGGGCTTTGTGTGTCCGCGTCGTTTTTACGGCTTCATAAGCCTGGATCACCGCACGGGAACGCAGCCTTGCCGCTTTCCATCCAGGTGAAAAAACGCCAATCACATCATCAAGAATTGCCATCAGAACCTCGCCAGCCGGTACCCGGGATGCCCCCGTCGTCGTGTAATCAGAGCCGCAAGGCGGCGCTCCCACTCCTGCCGTCCCTGCCGGATCTCAGATAAGTTTTCCATGGTCATCTGCTGACCATTAAAGGTGACGGATTTTCCGTCCAGCACCGCCATTTCAGCTTCCATATAACGCTGAATCATGGCTTCGATATCATTCTGGTTCATAACCATCCTCCGGAAGTCAGCCAGGGGTTAACATCGTCAGTTACTGTTTTCTTCCGTTTTTGTTTTTTAACAGGCGTGGATACCGGTTCCGGTGAGGATGACGGTTCGGTACTGTCCTGGACACACTCCAGCCAGGTTTCCCGGCTCGCCCACTCCGGTGCATCCGGCCAGCGGATCTTTTCGTATCCATGCAGAATGACCAGAGCCTCGGCATACACCATCAGGTCAAAAGCTTCGTTGGCACCGCGACCCGGCTTACTCCATTTCCCGTCACTGCTCCGCTCTTCATACGTCAGTTCGTCGTAAAACCAGCTCCCCAGCCAGTCAGGGAAATGCACATAGCCGGGACCTGGCGAGTCACGCCATAACGCGTTATTCACCCGGTCTTTCAGGGCATCCGTCTGAAGAAGCCAGAGCGGCACATCACCTGCGGCCTGCGCCCGTCGGCCCGTTCGTCCGGTGTTATCAGGGAATGTACGGGTGATCAGTTTTGCGCGCCGGATGCTGTCGCCCTTAAACAGGTAAATACGTTTACCAAGGCCATCACGACGGCAACGACGCCAGAATTTATAGGCATTATCAGTGACCCCGTCTTCACCGCCGGAGTCCACCGCCATTGCCATCAGTCGCATTTGTTGAGAAGGATCGGAGGCCAGCGGCCAGTTTTTATGAAAAACATCCGTCAGCAGGACATCCCAGTCTTCCGGATAGCTGGCCGGATCAATTCGCTGGCTCTCCCCGTCGCTGTCACCGCGCAATGACTGCGTGATGTTGTAACGATCAATAATCCAGCGTTCGCCACGGCTGCCATAGCCCGTTACCTGAACCACAAAACGGCGATGACGTCCCGCCTGCACATCCACTGTCGCCACAAGGAAATTAACGCCATCCGGCACACTGCGGGAAGGAACTGGCTCTGCCCGCTGCTCAAGCAGTTCACTTTTTCGTTGCTCCATGCTGGCGCGGGGAAGATAAGGTAATCCCCAGTCGGTATTGATAACCGCCCTGAGTGTTTCTTCACTTCCGGTTGTCTCGTATTCCTGTTCTGCAGTAAGCAGTTTGTAAACGAGTTGCGAGAGTGTCTGGTAAGCAGCTGCCGGACCCTCCATCCAGAATGACGCAATACGTGAGCGTCGGGGATCACCATAACGACTGCCATCTGCATTGATGGATTCACCATCCCGTAACCAGACCCCACGTCCGTTCAGCTCGCGTTTTTGTTCAGGCATAATCCGTCCTGAACAGGAAGGACACTGAATATAAGCCGCCTCACTTGCCAGCACGGGATCGGCAATATCACGGAAACCAGCAACCACATCGCCGCAGGGCTGAAAATACTCACCACAGTGTGGACAGGGCCAGTACCAGCGACGGCGATCACCACGGTTATAGAGCGACAGGATCCCCGTGGTTGGTGGAGCCTCATGCGGTGAAGTCCGTCGCCATTTCACATCCTTCACATCCCTGCCGGGGGAACTCTCCACCAGCGTCATACCGCTGGACATAAATGTGGTGGTACGTTTTGAGGCAAGAGAGAAGGCATCCCCCTCGCCATCAATATCTTCCGGAAAACGGTCATAATCCGTCAGCGCGACGCATTTATAATCTGATGAGGACATGATATTGACTGACGGCCAGCCGATTTTCAGGTAGTTGCCAGCAAGGAATGTTCTGTCATAAACGTTGTTGTCATTTTTGTTCGGACTCAGGCGACTGACCACTTCCGGGCTGACGCGAAACGTTCTGGCGAGTCGTTTTTTGGAGTGTTCGCGGGCTTTTTCCTCCGTCATCTGAATGATCAGCATATCAGCAGGATCGCAAATCACGTTGTAAATCACCCAGCCGTCAATCAGGCCGATAGTCTTGCCGGTTCGTGCCGGGCCAACAAATATCACTGCGTCGTATTCACGCGAGGCCAGGCAGTTCATCGGCTCAATAACATACGGTGCCACCAGCGGATCCCACGGGACTGAGTTCCCTGCCCCCATGGGCACCCGCATATACTGAGCAACGGCATCAGCAACCCGCATTCGTCTCGGTGCGCGAAGGATATAACCTGAATCGGTTCGTGCTGCCTTTGCGGTTTCCTGATTCAGCATTACTCCTCCTGCTGTAATTCCTCCTCATCATCCGCACCTGCTTCAGTCACCCGCAGGGCTATCTGATCGCGCAGATCATCAATAATGGACTGAACACGGCTCACAGCGGCAGGCTGCAGACCGCAGTCACGTTCAAGAATATCCGGTAATGTCTCCAGCACCTGCACGACCGCTTTTGCCCAGATGGCAAACTCCCGTCTGACATCACTGGCCGGAATGAGTTGTGCCGTTTCCTGTTCGAACTTAAGACGCTCACGTTCAGACTGATACCAGGCTTTGCGCTCATGCGCGTCCATTTCGCCTTCTGCAACCGGCGGTGGTAATGCCAGAAATGCCGACACAATATCAACCACCCGATAAAGCTTGAGGTTGCTTTCATGCCCCCCTGCAACGGGTAGATTTTGCAGCCTTGCCGCAGCAGTCTGGCGATGTACACCTGACAGTGCCGCCAGTTGACTGATATTCAGCGTCAGATTTTTTAACTCTCGATCCATACCCGCTCCAGAATGTTTTAAACATGCATCTTGCGAACAACTTTAGGCAAACGGTGTTAGTGGTGAACAAAAAACAATCAAAATCGACACCATAAAAATAAAATCACCGTAATATCAATACATTACAGTAGTGGTGATGACGGATGAAATTTCAAAAACTAGCCTTTTTCCGCAACGCTCCCGCCCCGTGGCAGGCCACCCCACCGGAAGGACCCGCCAAAATGAGAGTGATTATCACCATTGCTGATGAATAAATTGATGAAAATCATTGAAACGCCTTTCAGCAAGATAACGGCGACGGTCGTTGTTGAACTCCGTAGCTCTGCTACTAAGGTTAAAAGCATGGCCATCTTTTGCCACCGGCAAATCTTCAATGGATTTCCCCTGCCGGTTTTTTATTCCTCACATTATCGCAGCCCCTCAGTGAAGGGCTGCTGTAATGCCTGCTCTTACTCAGTAACGACCGCGCCTTCCGGTAATTTCATACCGGCAAATACCGGACAGCCCGGGGATCGTTATCTGCAGCTGGTTAGCCAGGGAGTTAATCTCAGCGACCAACACTGGCTTCGTATAGCGCCATGCCGCCAGCCCTTGTCCACAGAAGCTCACCATATCTTTTTTCTGATCAAACTCATGACACTTCATATTGAGCTGCGCACTTAAGCTGTTGCGATGCTGAAGTTCTCCGGTGAAGTAGTCATCCAGGACTTTATAGGCTGCATATTTAAATCCGGGGTTTAGCCATGCTGCATAATCATAAGCAACAAACTTCCCGCCATATGTTCCACCGTGTACACCGCGCTCAGTAAAAACCACAGATTCGTGTTTTTTCTCCAGCTACTTAATGCGCTGGGTGCGGATATATTCCTGCGCCCCTTCCAGTTGCTTCTGCATCGTCATCAACCGTTCTCTGAGGGTGAAATAATCCCGTTCAGCGGTGTCTGCCAGTCGGGGGCTGGTTGCATTATCCATGCTGGTGGGTCCGGTGGCTTCACGCACGGCTGCGGAGCAACTGGCATTGACCCGCAGGCGCTTACGACCAGCGGCAACATCAGCGCGCAGAGTTTCATTTTCAGTTTTCGCATCGGCTAACTCCTTCGTGTATTTTGCATCGATCGCAGCAACATCACGCTGACGCTGCTGCATGTCAGCGATGGTGGCGGTCGCCTGCTTCAGCTCACTGACTTTTTTATCACGCTGTTCTTTGTAGGCGATGGCGTTATCACGGTAATGATTGACCGCCCACGACAGGCAGACGATGATGCAGATAACCAGAGCGGAGATAATCGCGGTTACTCTGCTCATTGTTGCCCCCACAAACAGACTTCACGCTCAATCTCACGACGAGTCATCAGGCCTTTCCATTGCTTACCGCCAGCGTATGTCCAGCGACGTAGCTGGTCACATGCGCCTTTGATATCGCCCTGGTTTATTTTGCGAAGAAGCGTCGATGTTCTGAAATTGCCAGCACCCACGTTGTAGACGAACGAGTAAAGAGCGCCGCGCGTTGTTTCCGGTATATCGACTTTGATGTACGGGTTAATTTGTCTGGCGACCGTGGCAAGGTCTTTATTCAGGAGGGCTTTGCATTCTGCTTCGGTATACGTTTTACCTAGCATGATGTCTTTTCCGGTGTGTCCGTGGCATACAGTCCATACGCCAACGATATCTTTGTATGGTATGTAGCTGACACCTTCCAGGCCATCGTCACCACTCGGACCAGTGATGAGCACAGACGCTATGGCAACAGCCCCACCACCAATAGCAGCAGCAACAGCCTTGCGTAATGATGGCGACATTATTCACCTCTCGCAGCCTTACGCTTATCTTCTTTAATCTTGAAATAAAGGTTTGTCAGATACGTCAGCAAGCCAAATACCAGACTACCCAGCACACCTATTGCCGCCCACTGTGAGGGCGTGACTTTATCGAGCAACTGTAAAAACCAGTACCCGGCACTACCTGCTGAGGTGCCATAGGCGACACCCGTTGTTAACTTATCCATGGATTTCATAACCCCACCTCGCAGATGCGGGTGCTGTGTAATGGAAATAAAAAGGCCACCTACGTGGCCACCAGATTATTTCCCCACCAGCTCGTTTATCTCTTTCACTGTCTGGTTAAACCGCTCTGACTCAAGCTCAACACCTAAGGCCCGACGCCCCAGCGCCATTGCTGCTTTTATTGTGGAACCGGATCCCATAAAAAAATCAGCAACCAGATCACCAGGTCGACTACTGGCATTGATTATTTGCCGGAGCATATCCGCAGGTTTCTCACACGGATGTTTACCCGGGTAGAACTGAACGGGTTTATGCATCCAGACATCGGTATAAGGCACGGAGACTGATACGGAGAAATAGCGCCGGAGAGATTTAAACTCATCCAGCAATTCAGAATATTTGCGATTCAGTGAATCATAAGATGCCACCAGCTGGTGGTGTGGTTGTTCCAGTTGTTGTTCCTGAAACTTCTCTGCCGCTATACGGGAAAACAGTGCCTGTAACTTCCGATAGTCAGCCTCATTCGGCAACTGCCACTGACTGGCACCAAACCAGTGGGAAACCATATTTTTCTTACCTGTGGCTTCGGCAATTTGTTTTGCCGTTATACCCAGTTCGGCACGAGCATCCCTGAAATACGAAATCAGCGGTGCCATTATGTGCTGTTTGAGTTCCCTTTCTTTTGCCGCATAGCCGTCACTTTTGCCGCGATATGGCCCCTGGTAATGTTCAGCAAACAGAACGCGCTCTGTGGCTGGAAAATATGCACGCAGACTTTCTTTATTACACCCATTCCAACGTCCGGACGGCTTCGCCCAGATGATATGGTTAAGCACGTTGAAACGTTCACGCATCATGATCTCAATATCAGATGCCAGGCGATGCCCACAGAACAGGTAAAGGCTTCCGGCAGGTTTTAACACCCGCCAGAACTGGGCCAGACAGTGGTCCAGCCACTTAAGGTAATCTTCGTCCCCTTTCCACTGATTGTCCCAGCCGTTGGGTTTCACCTTGAAGTACGGCGGATCGGTAACAATCAGGTCAATGGAATCATCAGGCAGGGACTGAATAAAATGCAGGCAATCAGCGTTGATTAAATCAATACTGTTTATTTTTACAGTATTTTTCATGGATCAGTAAGCGTAACTCTGGTAGGCTCACTCTGCTTTTGCGCTAAAGCAGTGGGCCGTGGTTCGCTTGTGACCAGTAAGCATGAGCGAATGGCTGGCAGGTGCTACCAACACCCACCAGCCGCCCATTTTCACAGCAGGAAACCGCCATTACTGGCAGCGTCTGAATTTATTCCCGTACCCGCCGTTATCCTTCGCCAGACCCGCCAGAACTAACTGAGTCAGTATTAACTGGCACCGGGCTTCGCTTACTCCGGTAGTTCTCGTCATCATGCGTGGCGTTACCCACTTGTCAGCAGGTAAGAAATGAAGGACTGCGGCGGCGGTTTCTGTCATATCTTGCTGTTTTAGCATGTCTTTTTCCCTTCTGGTTAACATGACATACCAATAACTCTTGTCTAAAAAGCCAGCAAGATAAAAAGTCAGTATTCACGACCACCAGCGTGTTTACTGTACTGCACCAGGTTTACAGGTACAAAAAAACCGCTCAGCGGCGGGTTTAAGTTGTGTGGCGAAGTAACCACTCTTAACAGCATATTTGATTTTTTACGATTGTAAACGGTTGATTATTCATCTCCAATAAAAATAATTGTGTGGGTATGCCCTTAACAATGGATAAGAAACATGAATAAAATGACTGTACTATTACTTAGCGCAACTATCATTTCAGGTTGTACTTCTTCCGTACCATTGATAAAGAAAACTCAATCAGGAAAACCTGAGGGGGTTTATCAAAATACGACAAAAGATAAAGTCAAAGATGCCCTTGTGAATTACTGCAATAGTAGAGGGTTGATAATTTACAACGCGGATAACAGCAGTGTTATATGTGGTAAAGAACTGGAAGGCGGCTCTGCTGTTTTTGGACAAATGTTAATCGGCAATGCCTATTCAACAACCCCGGTATCAAAAGTCAGATTTACTATCGCTCAAGTTAATAACGATACAAAAGTGTGGGCCGATATGTGGATGGAAACTCAAATGGCAATGGGGCAAGTACAACAAATGTCTATAACAGACAACGCAAGCAAAAACACTATCCAACAACGTCTTGATGAATTAAAACCTTAAATAAATTAAATAAAATGGGGAGAATAAATCGACTCCCCACACATTAAACTGATTCAATTACCCCCTCAATAAGAGGTCTTCTAACGATCCATCTCTAGCTCAATTTCTAACATCATTAACATGCCATCAACTACACCTTCAGCCTTTTGCAATAAACGCCCAACCCAGCAATCAGAACGCCCATGTTTACGGGCAAGCGCCATAAAAGTCATACCACCTACATAATAATCCACTAATAAATCGTGCAAATCGCTGTTGTTCTTTTTCAGGCGAGCCATGCATCCACAAATGATCATCGCGTCATCGTCACAACATTGCGGGCGGGATTTTACTTTTGAAGGGATTAGTCCTTTAAATCCTGCAGCAATAGACGACCAGGTGACATCCTCGTGATTATTTGCCACCCATGCCCCCCAACGTTCAAGAACCATTTGAATATCACGCATCAACTTTCTCCACAAAATCAGGCCAGCACGCCAATTGCCAGCGCACGATCGATAAAACGAAATATCAGCTCCAGCTGGGAGCCATACTTCTCTTCAAATGCCACGGTATCCGCATGCAGCTCGTCGTGATGCTTTCTGCACAAAGGCAACACAAAAAGGTCATGCGCTTTTGTTCCCATTCCACCCTGACCGTGACCTATCAGGTGGTGGGGATCATCAGCGGGCTTTCCACAACATGCACACGGCTGTGTCTTAACCCAGCGCGTGTACTTTTCATTAACCCAGCGGCGACGTTTTGGGCGTAACATAAAAGACTCCGGCGACTCCGGATCCACTTTCAGCGCCAGCACCTTTTTCGCCTTATCCTGGATGATGCTGGTGGCAGGAACCGAAGGCACAAGGTCACTTTCCCGGGTAACAGACGGCACAACAGGCTTCGGTAATCTCAGTGCCTTACGGGCTGCACTTTCCGGTAAGGCATCCGCCAGATCATTACGAATCAGCCACCAGCACAGTTCCGGCATTGTCACAACGTGACTGTCATCAAAACCGAGCTCCCGACGCACAACAGACAACACCCAGCGGGCACAGTTATCCGTTGCCATTGATTCCAGCCGTTCCGTGAACTGATCGCGCAGCTGGTTATCGCAGTGCCAGCACAGACGGATTGCACCCGGAGCGTGTCGCATTGTGGTCATGTTCTCGCTGTGCCAGTCGGAATGAGGCCACTGGCAGCCTTTTTCACGAAGTAACCAGCTTTCAAGACATTCCACGCCACCAGCACGACGGATCACTGCCTCATTGCGGAACACGGCCCGAACGGCAGGATCATCCGCCAGCGGTTGTGATGCCGCCGGAACGGCACCACTGGCGAAAGATGAATAACGCTCCGGCTCAGGCTCCAGCAGGACACGCCCCTGCATAAACAGGGGCATCAGCTCTGAACCTGGCCTGAACAATACGATCCCCATACGCGGGGCAATTTCAGGGGTCAGTAGTGCTCTCACGGTCACCTCAATGAACGGTATCGAGCAGCTTTAACAGCTCAGGGAATCGGGATTCGAAGAAATGCGGCTGCGTCTCGCGCGGATTTGCGGGACTGGTGATGTTCTTGCCGAACATGCAGCCTTTCGCTGTCAGCGACCAGAATTTTTTGATGTTGTTAATCGCGGTACGGCTGTATCGTTCGCGCTGCTCGACGATCCCCAGTTTCACCATCTGGTGATATGCCTGATTAGCCGTCAGGCGTATACCATACTGTTTCAGCAGTGCACTCAGTGACAGTGTCGGGCGACTTGAGCCATCGTGTGCATCAGCAGGAGCATCAATGGCATAGCGCGGTGCCAGATTCGGTAAGCCAACAGCCTCCTGGAGTTTCTGACAGGCACCAAGCACTGAAGAGTTAGACAGGTTTAACTCCCGGCGCATAAAGTCCAGCAGGATCACGCCAGCCTGCATCTTGTCAGCAGCCTGTCCGGATAATTTTTCCGGTGCGCTGGTTACCATATCGAAAGTACGGATCACCTTCAGATGGAATGACGGGCTGATCCACATTGCATAGGCATACACCAGTTCCTTGCAGACATACGTTCCCCGTTCATTTCCCCCATGAATCACACTCACCGGGTCAACACCCAAATTCTGGGTGTTGGTCAATTCATGAACAAGCTCAACAGTTTGTTGGCTGGAAAGAAACTTTCCCGGCTCCTTGGTTCTGGCATTTGCACCAGATGCTACTGCTGCGCGATGCAGATCGTTCAGGCTGTAACGCCCATAAGCATCACGACGAACTTCAATACCATCAATGACCATCAGATTATTCATACTTCGTTTCTCCTCTTGATCAGGCGGCTGCACCCGCCGTTTTCTCGTACTTACTGATAGTGATCTCGACCTTCCCTTTCGGGATAACCGGTCCCCACTCCACCAGCATTCTTTTCACCTGACTGTCGTCTTCCCACACACCCGCATGGGTCAGGGCGTCAAACAGCGCCTTGTTATAGTTGTCCAGATCGCGGATCCGGTTATCCGGAGGAAACAACACGATCTCCACTGAAGCAGGTGCCGACGTTGGTTTCGGCAGACGACGTAACTGCTCAACTATTGCTGCGCACGCCGCGCTCTGGAATTTTCGCCCCGCCGCGCTTATCAGGCTCTTACCAGCAAACGCCCCTTTGTTGGGGTGTCGCCAGTACGTGTTCACGCTGGGCGGAAAAGGCAGGATCAGCTTCATGCTTTCAGGCCTCTCTCATGTAACCAGTGGGTTGCACGCAGCCTTGCGTTTTCCTCACCGGCAAGCAGTGAGCGGATAATCCCGACCGCCTCGCTGTCGTCGTCCTTCACCGCGGTATGAAGCGTGATCCCCCGGGCCACGCCACGCTTTATCGTGATGACGCCTTTTTTCTCCAGTGCGCGAAGATGCTCCACCGCTGCATTCACTGAACGGTATCCCAGCATGGTTGCCACCTCCTGATTGGTTGGCGGGAAGCCACGTTCTTTCTGATAAGAAATCAGCATATCCAGCACCTGCTGCTGGCATTGAGTTAACGTCGTCATGCCGCCATCTCCCTGACCAGTTTTTCTGCCTGCTGGCGAACCTGCGCCAGAAACGCCTCACCACATGCCTCAAGTTCATCGCGCCCGATGTAGCTGATTGCCGGTCCCTTCCAGGTCTTGTCGAAAACAGCAATAGCACCAGCGAAGAAAGCGCCTGTCGGCACCTGCTTCTCATCTTTCGGGATAAACCAGGCAGGCAGTTCAAAACCAATACGCCCGCGAATAAAAGCAATATGATCTGCATCTTCCGGCCACCACACTTCGCTGGTGGCAGCTTTGATCAGGAAAACATAGCGCCCGCCTTTATCACGCATGGCACTGGCATGTTTCATGATGTAACGCATGCCGGTGATGTATTGCCCCTCATGCTGACTGGCGCGGCTGTATGGGGGATTACCAAAGGCAGCACCTTTAAGCTCCGCAAGACGTTCTGACCAGTCATGCGCCAGCGCGTTGTCTTCCGCCGTGTAATACGCGGTACATTTGGCGTTATCACCGTCAGTAAACAGATCCAGGACAAACGGGCCAAACAGGGTGTTAATTCCCCAGAAAATGTTATCCGGCGTGCGCCACTGATCGCCCACTTCCTTCAGTTCATGGGCTGGTTTGTTCCGCAGTTCCACCAGCGCCCGGCAATATTTATTACTCATTAAGCCCCCACGTAATTCCCTGACAGATACCACTCTTCACCCGATGCAGCGCGCTTGCTGCTTTTCCGTAAGCACCGCTCACGACGTGCCAGAAAATTGTTTCGTTCTGGCTGGGAGTGGCTTTCACGGAATGCCGCCATCCACACGGTTGCAGCACGACGGTATAAGCCCCTTGACTCCAGTTCTTCCGCCTGGCGGGTCAGGCACAAAATCACCCGCGGGTCGTTAGTGCCGACATAGAAATTGCGCACAGGTCTGGTTTCACGAACTGGTTGTGGTTCCAGCTCCTGCGCTCTCTCAGTCAGGCGCGGGAAATGTCTGCGTGTATCTCCTTCACAACGGTGAGCCACACGCCCACTCTGACGTAACTTGCTTGCATACTGCAGAACGCGCTGCCGTGAGTAACCTGCAAAAGCATCCGCAATGTCTCCGGAAGTACACCCCGGATGGGCTTCAATGAATTTCTGAACTTCATTCAAAAGACTCATGATCACCCCCTGAATCCTGCCGGGATCTGGCTGTAGTCCACGTTGTCGTAACTGGCTTTGAAGTACGGGTCCTCACGTCTGGCTGCAGATACCGCAGGAACTTCCCAGGATTCTTCGAAATGACGATCCGGACCAAAGAACGTGACAGCCTGTTTCACAAATTGTGTGCCGCTGTTACCCATCGCAGATACCCAGCCCGCGTAGCGTTTCACACCTTCCAGCATGGTTTCGGGGTTTACCCCCTCATTCAAACGGGCTTTCCAGGCTTTGAAGGCTGCAGATTTTGAATTGCCACCAGCACGTTTGGGATATGCCAGCCATGCCTGCTCAAACTCCGGAGAGTATTCCGGTCGGTTTGAACGAACTCGCACAGACTCATCAACTGATGCACCAACAGCTATTGGTTCATTGACTGGTTCTTTGACTGGTTCAAAAGAGTGACTGGTTCTGGGTGAATCTCCTGCACTACCCCCTGGTGCAACTCCTGCACTACCTGGTGAATTTGCTGCGCCAGATAGTGAATTATTTGCACTACCCCCTAGTGAATCTCCTGCACCATCCAGATGAAGGAGATAGATATTACTTGAGTTACCTTTTTCACCTTTCCGGGTGACTTTTTTTACCAGCCCGGACTCACAAAGGGCCGCAATATGATTCATCACAGAACGTTTGCTAATCTCGCACTGGTCAGCAATATGCTGGTAGCTGGGCCAGCACTCCCCCTGATCGCTGGCATTATCAGCCAGCTTGATCAGAACCAGTTTTCGCAATGGATTACCCACTCGAATTTTCATCGCTTTAACCATCAGCTCCATACTCATGCAGCACCTCCGAGATGCTTCATGTTTTTTCCGGAGCGAAAGGCTATAAGCGGCATACTGACGCGGTAATTACGGCCCAGCGGTTCACAAATCACCTTCTGACATTCACGGTCAACCAGGCTAACACGTAGAACATGCCCTGCAGGTGTGGTGTACCACTGACCCGGACGAGGACAACGGAAAGTCTGATTGGTAAACCGTTTGAAAATATTCCGGATCATTTGCGCCCCCTTACCTCTGAAGGGTTCAGCGACAAATTTATGAGGCAGGCCAGCGCCGAAGCATCATTAATATAATCATATAAGCTAACAGCCAGCGGAGATTCAGCTTTTGCCAACATAGGATAAAGCTGCTGCAGCCAGACCTTGTGGATTACCGACAGGTGGGAGTAAAGCACGCTGGCGTTATCTGCGGCATCGCTCAGCGTGGATGGCTTTGAAAGCAGTTTTTCCATCTGGTTAAAGGCATTGATGTATGCCTCTTTGAACCGGGCAGCACGTTTACCCGTGAAACCCATAGCAAGAAACGCAAAACCGTCTCGTGTGATTTGATAGCAAGGGAGCTTGCGTGTACCACCGTTCGGTTGATTTACCGAAATCGATGTCTCCGCAAAATTGCGGGCACAAAACTCAGGGGAACAATCCAGAGTGCGGATCTTTTTCAGCACATCGTCGTGACGCTTGGAGAAGAAGTTGGCAACAGCCAAAGAAGTGGTAACGGCCTGGCCGTTGTCAATGGTGATTTCAGGTTGAGTGAGGGCTTGGATCGTAGCCATGATGGCAGCCTCCGTTGACAGTGAAAAACTTCCACCACCGGAAACGCCAATTTCACTGGTGGTGAACTGGACGGGGTTGGCGTAACCGGCGTCAACGGAGACCGGCGCACCTTTCGGTGCCCCCGCCCAGCCCACCATAATCTGGATGTGAGCAAATGCGGACGATAAAAAAGACGCTGGCGCGTCATACATCGCCGTTGACAATTTCAGGACGCCAATCCCGGCACCCGCTTTATAAGGTGCCTGAACAGTGTAACGTCCCGGAATTGCAGAATCAATATGCTGGTGGTCCTTCACACTCAACAAAATCACGCCTGAATTTCCACAAAGGACTAAAGCACTCATGCGGGTAGTCTTTGCGAAGATAGATAACGCGCTGTGTTTCTGGCTCCCAACGAATAACATGAACATAAAGTCCTCTTCCGTCACGAAACCAGCGGTTAAGTTCCTGCACAACTCGCCCCCCACAGTCAGGTAAAGTTCTCTGTGGTTACTTACAGCCAGGTGATTTGGTAATCTGCATTCATGCCGTAACAACAGGTGTGCAGCGACACTGACCACCAGCTGTTGCGACAAACGGTTATTTGCCGTTAAACTGTTCATGCGTTAGTTTCTCCACAGACACAAAACGCCACGACGCCCGGAGCTGCACACTCGCGGGCGTTACTCTTTTCTGGAGCGCAGAAGATTTTGTAGACCAGTGCTGCATGCTCCTGGAGCTTCGAAATTGACAGATACAACTCATCATTAATTGCTGTCTGCTCGTGTGGCTCCACTACCCCATCTTCGATTGCCGAACGAATCTGCTTTGAGTAACTCCCGATCTGTTCGATGACTTCCAGCAGGCGCTGGTTTATATCGGCGTTCTCTACTTCCTCAATTTCTGGAAGTGATACAAACACCCCACCAGCAGACTGTGCGACAGCATCCGCAATGTGGTGAGTACCAGCCGCACGCTGTAAAACCATTGCCCATCCCAACGGAAAAAACTGATCGCCATCGGCACGAAGGCGGTTGAATAAAGCGTTCTCTGTTACATCCAGCCACTCAGCAGCTTCAGCGTAACCCCCCGGCAACACCGCGATAGTTTTTCTGACAGCTTTCACGTACCACTCAGGCTGTTTTTCCACTTTCCAGTGATGCTTACCCACGGCTTACCTCCTGTTCCTGTGGTTTTAACTCATTCCGGTTTTGACTAGATTGAAAGCGTGCAGGATAGAGAATCTGCATTTCGCTGATTTCTCCCTTAAAAAAATTGGCCAGACGTTCTGCAAGCTCGATAGATGGAATTTGTTCCAGTCTTTCAATACGACTCAGCGTCGCTGGATTGACCTGAACGCCCGCAGCAACATGCTGCAAAGTAAATCCGTGCGCCTTACGCACATTCCGTAATGGTGATTGCATATAACCTCCACATATTGCGTGATGAGCATATTATTTCACGCAAATATTTTGCGCAAGTTGATTTGCTTAACGCGCAATAAAGAAATGTAATAAACGCATGAACATAGGAAATCGAGTCAGACAACTTCGCCAGGCGAAGAACATGAAAATCGCCGATCTCGCTGAAGCAATAGGAGTGGATGCGGCGAATATCTCGCGCCTCGAAACAGGTAAGCAGAAACAATTCACTGAACAAGCCCTGAGTAATATTGCCAGGAGCTTAGGTGTTGATATTGCTGATCTCTTTACCTCAGACCTCAAAAGTAATACTGTATGTAAAAACAGTATTAGTGAGGATGTTGCGCAGGTGAAGGATGTATTCCGTATTGAAATGCTGGATGTCAGTGCCAGTGCGGGAAATGGCCTTATCCAGGGCGGTGATGTCATTGATGTGATTCATGCCATTGAATACAGAACTGATAATGCTGTATCGATGTTTGGTGGACGACCAGCAAATCACATTAAAGTTATCAACGTTCGTGGGGACAGTATGTGTCCAACCATTGAGCCAGGAGATCTCATCTTCGTTGATATCAGTATCAATCAGTTTGATGGGGATGGTATATATGTATTTGGTTTTGATGATAAAATTTACGTCAAACGACTGCAAATGATACCTGATAAACTGCTGGTAATTTCTGATAATCAGATTTACCGCGAATGGGGAATTACCAGCGAAAACGAACATCGGTTTATGGTCTTTGGAAAGGTCTTAATCAGTCAGTCACAAACCCTTAAGCGACACAATTAACCCCCTACCTCAACATCAATTAGCCACCAGAAGGTGGCTTTTCATTACCCACCAAATTGCATATCTCGCAATAAAAACACTTGCATAATGCGCAACTTCATTTTATCTTTCTTTCCAGACCTACAAACAAGGTACTAACAAAATTTGGTTGTAACACGGCGTATGGCACATGCGTCGTTAGCGGTCTGGGGACGTTAAAGGGGACAATCCACTCCTTGCTCGGGCAAACAAACCAGGTAGCCGGAATGTGCAAGTCAATGAGGATGCTGATAAGACGCCTAACCAGCGTGGCGATTCGGTTTGACGCCTGGGAAGAGACCAGGGTGCAACGATGAGGGCATTTATGGAACCGCGACAAAGTGTGGTGCCGTAACTGGCTAAGTGCTCTCAGCGTTGTGGTAATCCGCGAAATGGCGCGGCGGTAAGTATGGCGGGGTTATTCCTTCCCCGTTGAGGACACCGGGTTGTCAGGTTGACCATACGCTTAAGTGACAAGCCCACCACAACAGCCACTGCTTTGGCGGTACCAGTTTGTACACTTGCTTCCGGCTGGTACCGCTCTTTTTACAAAACAGAGAAGAGCATCACCGGACGACGGGCTCATAACCCAATCCACCCGGGCGGCTGCCACCGCAGGTGTTCTTCTCTGTTTTGTGGAGAAACCAACCGACCTTGCAGGGTCGATATGATGAGGAGCAGCAAAATGGCTAGCGAACGCAGTACTGATGTGCAGGCATTTATCGGGGAGCTGGACGGCGGCGTATTTGAAACCAAAATCGGCGCAGTTCTCAGTGAAGTCGCTTCAGGTGTGATGAACACGAAAACCAAAGGTAAGGTCTCACTCAACCTGGAAATCGAACCATTTGATGAGAACCGTGTGAAAATCAAACACAAACTCTCATATGTTCGCCCGACTAACCGCGGGAAAATTTCCGAAGAAGACACCACCGAAACGCCGATGTATGTCAATCGCGGTGGTCGCCTGACTATTCTGCAGGAAGACCAGGGACAATTACTGACTCTTGCCGGTGAACCTGACGGAAAACTCCGCGCAGCAGGTCATTAATACGTTATTAATAAACTGATTATTTATCTCATCACTGAATATCTTTATATAGTGAGGACTTATTATGTCTCAGAACTTAGACGCAACCGCAATTAATCAAATCCATGCCCTTATTTCTGCTCAGGGTGTTAATGAAATTATCAGTAAGATTGGTGCCGATGCTGTGGCATTGCCTGAGAATTTCCGCATTCATGATCTGGAAAAATTTAATTTAAATCGTTTCCGTTTCCGTGGTGCGCTTTCCACTGCCAGCATCGATGACTTTACCCGTTATTCTAAAGATCTTGCAGATGAAGGCACCCGCTGCTTTATCGATGCCGATAATATGCGTGCCGTCAGTGTGCTTAACCTGGGTACTATTGATGAACCAGGTCACGCAGATAACACCGCCACTCTCAAGCTAAAAAAGACAGCACCGTTTTCTGCTCTGTTGTCTGTTAATGGCGAGCGTAACTCCCAGAAGTCACTGGCAGAATGGATTGAAGACTGGGCCGACTACCTTGTGGGCTTTGATGCTAATGGTGACGCTATTCAGGCAACAAAAGCGGCTGCGGCTGTCCGTAAAATCACGATTGAAGCAAACCAGACCGCTGATTTTGAAGATAATGACTTCAGCGGCAAACGCTCCCTGATGGAGTCTGTCGAAGCGAAGACCAAAGATATTATGCCAGTGGCATTTGAATTTAAATGCGTTCCGTTTGAAGGTCTGAAAGAACGTCCATTTAAATTACGCCTCAGCATTATCACTGGCGATCGTCCTGTACTGGTTCTGCGCATTATTCAGCTGGAAGCAGTGCAGGAAGAAATGGCTAACGAATTTCGTGATCTGCTTGTTGAGAAATTCAAAGACAGCAAAGTAGAAACCTTTATTGGTACTTTCACCGCCTGATTTCATTACTGCAAATGCCCCTGCGGGGGCATTTATGGAAACGTAATTAACTCAATAATCGCCGGATGGTGAGGGCTTCCTTTTACCAGAATTCAGCGCGGTGCAGCGCATATACGTGGAGAACAAAATGTCATTTATTAAAACTTTTTCCGGTAAGCATTTTTATTATGACAGGATAAATAAAGACGACATCGATATTAACGATATCGCGGTTTCCCTTTCAAATATCTGTCGCTTTGCCGGTCATCTTTCGCACTTCTACAGCGTCGCCCAACATGCGGTTCTTTGCAGCCAGCTGGTACCGCAGGAATTTGCTTTTGAAGCGTTAATGCATGATGCAACAGAAGCGTATTGCCAGGACATCCCCGCTCCACTGAAACGCCTTCTTCCTGACTATAAACAGATGGAAGAAAAAATAGACGCCGTAATCCGTGAGAAATACGGGTTACCCCCGGTTATGAGTACGCCCGTGAAATATGCCGATCTCATCATGCTGGCAACCGAACGCCGCGATCTCGGGCTTGATGATGGCTCTTTCTGGCCTGTACTGGAAGGCATCCCGGCAACAGAGATGTTCAACGTGATTCCACTGGCACCGGGCCATGCCTACGGGATGTTTATGGAACGTTTTAACGAGTTATCGGAGTTACGCAAATGCGCATGAATGTTTTCGAAATGGAAGGGTTTCTTCGCGGGAAATGTGTACCGCGAGATCTGAAAGTGAATGAAACAAATGCTGAGTATCTGGTGCGTAAATTCGATGAAGTACGTGCTGAGGCTCGCAACGAGGGTATTAACTATACCGCAAGCCGCCTTGCTGCTGCGTTCAATCACGGATTTATCAATAAGTCTTTACGTGAAGTTTTCGACGTTACACGCATGATTCTGTCAGCGAAAGATGAGTTGGCTAATGAACCGCACCCGATTGATGGTCTGTCCGGTGAATATGCGGAGAAATCCCTTGAAGAATGGGCGGAACAGATTCGCAAAGGAGGCAACCAGTGAATAACCGCTTTTACATGATGTGCTTGCGTGAAACTGTGGGTAATAACGCTTCATTCCATTGCCATAACGGCAATGGTTACAGTTCTAATATCGATCGCGCTCATGTTTACACGCTGGAAGAAGCCCAAAAAGCCTGGAATTGTGGTCGAGATATCGATCAGCCTGTTTGCGCTGATAGCGTGGATGCAATGGCTGTGTGGCACGTTGATTACCAGTACATCCCTACAGAAAACCTGATTGAGCCAGATTGCACTGCGTATGTGGCCTACAAAAAAAGTAGCTGGAACGGCAACGATGTTTACTGGCTTCAACACGGTGGATTGCCAACAGATGACTTCAGTAAAGCGACCATCTTTAGCGTCGCCAACAAAAACGAACCAGGAATAGTTTGGTTGCCATTTTCCATTGCTGATTCAGCAAAGCGCCGGACGTTCAATATCAATAACTTTAACCGCAGAACAATGGTTCAGGGCGCAGGTTTGGTCATGCCTGACTGGTTGAAAAAGCAGAACAGAAGAAAGAAGTCGCGAAGCGGGAAGGTGCGTTGGAATTGTCCGCATTGCGGAAAAATCACCTGGCAGTACAACCCATATGATTTTGAAGGCTGTAGTGATTACAACTGTGAAGGATGGCGAGAATGACAATTGACTATCAGGCACTGCGTGAAAAGGCAGAGAAAGCAACTAAAGGAAGCTACATCGTAGGGCATACATCTGTTAACCAACACGGCAATTTAACAGGAGTTTTTGTTTGTCAAAAATGGAAAGGAGAACCCGGTGGCGTGATTGCGGAATGTCATGTTAACTGCCTGATTGAAACAGATGTTCAGGCTTATGCAAACGCTGAATTTATTGCTGCTTTTAATCCAAATGTTGCGCTGGCACTACTGGATGAACGGGAAAGAAACCAGCAATACATCAAATCCCGCGACCAGGAGAACGAGGATATTGCGCTTACGGTTGGGAAGCTGCGCGTTGAGCTTGAAGCAGAAGAGAAAACATCAGCAGCCAGACTTGAGGCGCTCGACCGCACCCACAAAATGTTCCAACGGGAACAATGCAGGGCAGAAGCCGCAGAGAAGCGTATTGCTGAACTGGAGAAAAGCGAAGAGCAACTCATTAACGAGCGTGACCATGCTGAATCTGCTTTAGCAGATATGTACTTTGCAGCAACCGGGAACTGGCCGGAGTGGAGTAACTGTTTCAGTTTTTCAGATGCTGTCGATGCCGTAGTTGACAGAATTGCTGATTTAGAAGCCAAACAGCCATCGCCAGTAGTGCCGGAGGAAATCAGTACGACCCACACAATGCTGCCCGCCATGAATGATCAGTTGATGGCGTTCGGTTATGTGAAGGGGTGGAATGCCTGCCGCGCGGCCATGCTTCAGGGTAGCCAACCTGTAAGCCAAACTTACAAGTTGCCAGTTAATACACCTTGCCAAGATGCGCCAGCCCATATCTGGCTGCAAACAGCTGGAGTATGGCCAGAAGATGGCGAGTTAAGCGAATTAACGTGGTGCAGCCACAATCAGCACCATGATGACACGCTATATGTTCGAGCTGACCTTGTGAATGGCAACTCTCCGGTAACTCCGGATGGTTGGATAAGCTGTAGTGAGCGAATGCCGAACGATAAACAGTATGTTTGGTGTTGGGGTAAGTCTTACGGCTGGACTGAGTGCGATACCTTCGAAGGGTATTACGATTGTTCGAGAAACAAATGGTGGGCAGTTACTGACAATGGGGAAGAACCGGCATCGAAAGTAACCCACTGGATGCCGCTACCGGAGCCGCCGCAGGAGGTGAAGTAATGAACAACTTAATGACAACTAAACAAGTCGCTGATTTCTGTGGCGTTTCAGTATCGACAGTTCTTCGCTGGAACAGCGTAAACAGGAGAACTGGCCAGAAATACAGGCCTGACTTCCCAGATCCTGATATTAAATCCTGCCCAAATAAATGGGCATCACGCAAGATATACAGGTTTGCGGGAGTTATTGAGTAATACGTATTCGTTCAGATGTGAGTTAACACATCTATGGCACAGAGCTAAACCTAATCAGACTGTCTACTCTGTGCCTGAAGTAGATGTTGCAAATACCACCAGCGAAGCACCAAAATTAATGGTGCAGGATGATGCAGATAATTCTGATGAAAACACCCAGAATTTGTTACAATAAGTACATAGTATTAAAGTTTTTTATGAATGTCTAAATGTAGCTTATTCAGAGGTGATAATGGGTGCCAATGGTTTACTAGCAGTCTTCGTCATACTTATTGCTTGGTATACTCTCTTAACGGATGAGAGACGTGTTGATTTAAGGTTACGCATATCTAAATTTAATTTAGTATTCATTATCTTTTTTATATCAACAATATTAACAGTTATATATTCTAAGGTTTTGCTAAGTGTTTTCCCGATAAAACCGATCCCTTGGATACTCGGTTTTAACGAAGATACATTGGCTTTTACTTGTCTTTGTATCATAATTATATTTTTTGGAATTAAAGTACAGGGCAAAATACTACCAAAAGCAAACCTTACCTGTTGGATCAGTGTTTCAGAAACATATCTGCGCGCAAAAAAAATAGAACAACTAGGATATCTTTTTGATAAATATCACGAGCAGCTATTCAATATAATCAGCAATAAAAAATGGTATGTTCGCGTACATAATTACTTAGCCCCTTCATTATCTCCCATTGAAATGGATGAAGAGAAGGTAAAAAAATTACGATTCAAAAAAGTCAGGAGATTTATGTCAAAGTTTTTCCCTTATGAAGACAAAAGACAAAATGATATTCAATTAAATATATCCAATCTTCTGAAATCAAAGGTTTTTTCACATTATCTAATTGATACTTACCCTCACGTAGCTATGAAGGCCACCTGCTTACAGCTTAGATATAATTGTGAGTATAATACAAATTTCTTTACGTATTTAATATCTAACCCAAACAGCATTATGTATAGGGAGTTACGAGACAACCAAAATCGTTCATATACAGGGGAGTATGCACTCGACGAAAGTAATGCCTTGCTTAATTTTTATTTAAATGATATTCGCATGGCGATAGATTTAGAAATATGGAAACCTGTGGGTAATTATGTCATTAGCTACATAAAAAAACAAAAAGGGAGTTCTTGCTTTTACAATCATCCAGATAATTACTATTCAAGTAGTGATGAGCGTTGGGAATGCCCAATCTTCGTTGGATTGACGTTTTTCGATGTTATGGTATCTACAGCAATATTCAAACGCTCAAAAAACAATATGTGGCTCATGTATTATCGTTGTTTCCTAAAGGAAATACTTGAGAGCTATGAAAAATCTAGCAGCATAGATGTAAATAGAGAGTTCCCCATGCGATTTGATTATTTAATATATGAGCTAATCAGCCGTTGTAATATATGGGCAGGAGCAACAGAACACCTCAATTATGATAACTGGACAACAGAAGATAAAGAGCAATCTCCAGAGTTCTTTGCCTCTAAAACCTTGGGGGAAATGATGTATCTGATTATTACTTCAGAAAAAATGCATAACAATCAAAAGACATATCTTTTAGAAATCATTATTAAAAGAATGGACTCTCTTGATAAAAAGAAGAAATCTGCTTACTCCAAGGAAATCTTCAACAATCTTATCCGAGCATTCTCCCCTGCTTCCATTGATATAAATGCAGTAAATAAATTACGGCAACTTTATAAAGGTGTTGTTCATGTTCTAAAAAACAAAAATTCAACTTTTGAAGTTGAACTATCAAAATATCCTGACCAATAATGATATATTTATCCATCACCTGCTTATATTGCAGGTGGTATCCTGAACCCAGTTGATCTATCAGTCAAAAAGTTAATCGTATAGCGTTCAAATATAAGAATAATGGCAGCTCTCGCTTTACGCTCAAAGCAGGCTGCCAAATTTGATTACATACTGGCTGGGCATACTGTATCAATTGGAGCATGAGTTAGTACAAGTAACAATCGATTCAACTCTCTCCCACCATGCCTGGTAGGCTTTACGCTGTTCTTCTAGATAATCGCTCTTATCATAAACTTGCCATACCCCTGGCAGTTTATGACCTAGCATTATTTCTGCAATATGAGGCTCAGTAAGATCAGAAAAGTTTGTTCGTGCTGTTCGTCTCAAATCATGAAGAGACCAATGAGGGAATTGATACCCCAAACGCCGCCATGCGTACTGCATTAAATTGTAAGGCAGCGACTGCAATGATGTCCGACCAACGGGTTCCCAGCTTCCTTCCTTAGTAAAAAGCATATCGGAACCATTGTTCATAGAGATAGCGTACTTTATAAGCTCTTCAACCGGTTCAATAATGGGTCGCTTTAGCGGTTCGCCTGTTATCTCCCCAGTCTTATGTCGTTCTGGTGGTACAGTCCATACTTTATTAATGAAATCAAAATCGTCCACCCGGGCAGTAATTAGCTCTGAACTACGGCAACCAAAATGCAGCAATAGTTTAATGAAGGCCCGGTATTTAGGAACCATTCGAGAACCATCGATCGCAGCATAAAGGATTTTAATTTCATCATGTGTCAGAAACCGTTTCTTCTGACCTTTACGGATATCCATATCTTTACCCGTGATATCCGACAGCGGGCGAGTTTCAATGAGCTTTCTCTTATACGCCCAGACATGGGCCTGCTTTGCGTTAATTAGCAATCGGTCTGCTATTGCTGGAGTCTTAGTGCTAAGAGGCTCCAGGACCTCTAACCAATCATGCAATGTAGCTACATCGTGAGGGATACTCCCGATTTTAGAGAACAGGTGCAGTTCAAATGAGCGGAGTATCTGCTCAGAGCCTTTTTTATTTTTTACACAATATGCTGCATACCAGGCACGGATCACAGACTCCACCGTCATGGCTTCAGTAGCTTTGCGTTTTTCTACCTGCTTGACCAATCGTGGATTGCGGTTTGACTCGAGTTCACCACGAAGACGGATAACTTCTTCTCTGGCCTCTTTTAATCCAGTTGCCGGGTAAGTTCCGATATCAAGGCGCTCGCCTTTCCCTGCCCATTGATAACGATATTGGAACACTACGCGACCTTTCGGTGATACTCTGACAGACAAACCATCACGATCGGATTTAACCAAAACCTTATCACGTTCCTTTCCAACGACTGAACGCAACCACGCATCAGACAACGCCATTACTCACCTTGTACAAATAACAAAACACCTCTGCTGTTTTGTACATTATGTACAAGCGCATGTACAGATTTTTGATGAAAGCAACCTGATCGATTTAAAGTTACATGAAAGAATTTTCAATCAAAGAAACAACATAACATCATGTTATTAAATGAATTATATGATTATAACTCAATTAATTGAAAGGATTTTGAAAGAGTAAAAGAGCTTTAATTTTGGCTTAATTATTGGGGTGAGAAATAATGGCAAAAGTGCGGCGCTTCGCCACCTCTTGCAAATAAGGAGACAACGTCATAATTCTTTCTTCTTGAGTAAGCGGCATCGCGCCGCGCTTGTTGAAAACGAAAAATTGCGGCTATTTTACCCATCAACGGGGGGGAGGCAA